CGAGATTAGCGAGTGTCTCGTGGGCTCGGAGATGTGTATAAGAGACAGAAGCAAGAACGACCGGGCGTTTACCCGGAAAATAGAGAGCGAAACAATATGAATACTCAAAGCATTTATAACGGATTAGATTACACAACAAAAGAGATTAACCGCAATTTCAAAATTAAGGTAAACGGAATTGTAAACGGTAAAAAGGTTAATGTATTGGTTGGCGTGTCCGGTTTAATAAAGATTGTCGGCGACATTAAGTTAGTCAATCGCTTATTAAAACGTGCTTTCAATTGTTACGACGACAAAGAGGTTTGCAAATTACGCCGAGGCGTTAAAATCACTTTCTATTATCAGTAAATAACGACGGGGCGTTTTCCCCGGAACAATATAAATTTTCAATCATGGAAAAGAAAAGAACACAGGCGGCGGACATTGCCGAGATTGCAACCAAATTAGACGGAAAGGTTGAATTTTCAAGTATCGTTTACAGTCAACAATTAATGGATGAAAAGTACCGGGAAACCGGGGTTAACGATTTGCATTTTATCGGCAAAAAGTTTGGATTATGGTTTTATACAAGCCGGGTGTATTTAGATAACCTTTGTTATTTGAATAAAACCAAGTTCCCAACTTTAGTATTATGCGAAAATTCATTGAGTATTTACGAGATTAAAAAATAAACGATAACCCGCCGGGGGTTCGCCCCCGGCACAACAACAAATATTATGGCAAAGTACATTTTAGTTAAGAAAGTCAAAGGACAAAAATTTGAATACCAAGTTATTGATACGGAAAGTAAAGCGATTGTTTCCAAAAGAACGTCCGCCCGTGATTATGTGGCGTGTACCGCCGACGGTTCGTTTTATTTCGGGCGTTTGGATTTAATCGGGAAAGGCGACCACGGCAAAAGATTGAGCCATACGGCGGCAATATTGGCAAACCCGGAGGCGGCATATAAAAAACAAGTTGCATACTTTACGCCGGATTATCGGAGTAAATGGATAGCCGAAAACCCCGCCGAACAATGGATTGCCCGAAACGTTGAATATGCGACAAAGGAAAAAGAGAGATTAAACGCAATTGCGTATTTGCAGTAATAACCAAGCCGGAGGCGCAATCCCCCGGCATAACCATTTAGAGCGATGAACAAAACGAAACGTTACCGATTAAGTCAAGATGTGTATAAGATAATCCAAAATGCAAACGGCGGGTTATTTTTGCTTTATACCCGGCACAATCCCGGCGATGTGTTGAACCTATTGTTAGACGGCAACGATATTGGGTTGATGTGCCGAGTTGAGAGCCGACACGACCAATATTATAAGTATTGTAAAGTGATTAAGGAGGGCGAAAATGATATTAACAGAGGAACAACGGGAAATGTTGAAAGGTAAGATTTGCCCGTATTGCCATATTCCAACCGAGTACAAAAATAGTATTGAGGTTTACGGCATTGATTACGGAATGATTTACTATTGCCCTAAATGCCGGGCGTATGTTGGCGTTCATGCGGGAACCGACCGGGCAAAGGGACGGTTAGCAAACGCCGAGTTGCGCCGATGTAAGATTGAGGCGCACCGATATTTTGACGAAATATATAAGCGTAAATTAATGAAGCGTTCCGAGGCTTACAAATGGTTATCCGAGCAATTGGGATTACCAACGGAATACACGCATATAGGAATGTTTAACCCGGAAACGTGCGCAAAGGTCGTGGACGTTTCAAAAAAATATTTGGAAACCATGCGATTTGCATTAAGAAAACAAGATAAGATAAAAGCGCATTTTGAGCCGCACGGCGACGAAATGTTGAACCGAATAAAAGAGAGTTTAACCCGGTATTTTTCCGCCGACCGTTCAGATTTCCCGGAGGGGTTCCGGGATATTGAAAGCGATTATAACCAATTGCCGGGGGAACCGTACCCAACTATTGCAATAAACGACGTCGGAAACGCCAACCGTATGATTGAGTTCTATGTTACCGGGAAACAATACGACGTTTACCATGTAGCATTTAAGGGATTTACAAAGGGTTAATATATGGGAATGATAAAAAGGAATTGCGACAATTGCGGCAAAGAATACAACGCCGATACCCGGAATTTACGCCGAGGTTGGGGACGTTGTTGTTGTAAGAGTTGCGCCGCCCAATTGAGGGAAAAGAATAAACCCGGATATAACCCGGAACGGGTCGCCGTAAATAATGCACGCCGGAAATTTTGGGCGGATTGCCCGGAACCGGAACATTACCCGTTGAGTTATGACGGGGCGGATTTCGACCAATGGGGGGATTGTGAATTTGGAATACATGATTAAAAAGATAACCCCCGACGCAATGAAGTAACGCCGGGGGTTGGTACGCAGTAACCGAGAGCGATGTTTTAGGTTATGCGGTGCAACAAAATTAGTGCTTTTTATCTGTATTACAAGCGTCCAACATGAACAAATAAAACTTTCAAAGGTTTTATTTATGGTAATACAAATATTATTTATACATTTGCAGAAACAAAAAACCACCGGGGGAGTACCCGGCAAAGATATGAGAATAAAAGAGAGCGATTTATTAAAAAAATTGGCGACCGATAGCGGGAAAACAGCCAACCAAGTTGCCGAAATTATCATTTCGGAATTACTCAAAAACAAAGTTATTGAGGACACCCCGGAAAATTGGGGCGTTTCCGTTTTCGATGCAATAAACGAGGACGTAACCGAGGAACAAACCGCCAATTGTTATGCGGCTATTTCCGAGGCGTTGGGCGTGTATCTGAAACGGGTATATTTCATTGTCCCGGATTTGGATTTAATGGGTAACGACGATTGCCCGGAATGCGGCGGCGAAATGGAAGTTACCGACGGCGAATATAAACAGACCGGAGGCGACGGATATTTGACCCCGCCGGAATATACCGCAATTTGGGAGGAAATGACGTGTACGCATTGCGGACACAAAGAGAGCAACGAACCGAGTTATTAACAATAAAAGACTAAAGAAATGGCAGAAATGACGAAATTAAGAGTAAACGAGGCAATCGCACGGGCGCAAACCGCCGGAATTAAAGTTTATAAAAAAGGGGTTGCCGCCCGGTTATGGGAGGGACGCACCGAAAGCGCACAACAAGTTAATATGACTAACTTATGTAACGGAACGACTAAACAGATACGCCCGGAATGGGTCGTTATCATTTGCGAAATGTGTAATTGTACCCCTAATTATTTGTTTGGTTATGAAGAATAACGGGTTACAATGGTTTGAACGCATGGCGGACGTTATGTTTTCCGATAGGTTCCAAGCGAAAGCGATTATTGCGACATTTGGGACGTTGGGCGTTGTTTGTCTGATTGGCGCATTTTGGAACCCGTGGCAATTGATGTTTGCGGGTCTGTGTGCCGCAATGGTATTATGTGGATTTTCAGAATTAAAAAAGAGTAGAAAATGAGAACGAACAAAAAGAAACCGGAAAACCCGGTACAAAAGACGGTCGAAAATTTGGGAGCCGTTCCCGCCGACCAATTCCCGGAAATTACCGAGGAACAACAACAAATAATCCCCCCGTTTGAAGCGGTCGAGGTTGAGGAAATGACGGCAATGTTTTTTGATGAAAAAACGTTGATTGAACCCCCGTATAAGGTTTGGCAATTGAATAGTAAGGGACACCGCTATTATTACCGATATGACGACAACGGGAACCCGGAGTTTTTCCCGTCGGTTACAACGATATTGTCCCAAACGTTACCCAAAGCCCCACACTTAATACAATGGATTGCCAACAAAGGCATTGAGGAAGCGGAACGATACAAAGGCGAACGGGCGGCGTATGGTACGTTTATGCACGCCGCATTTGAGGAATTATTAATTAACCGGGCTTATGATTTGGACGGGTTAAAAGGCAAACTAAAAGAATATATTGAGGTTTACCGATTGCCGGACGATTTTATATATTATGCCGACGATTTGAAAAAGGACGTATTGGCGTTTGCTCAATTCGTATTAGATTACGACGTGCGCCCGTTGGCGGTTGAAATTGCTTTAGTGCATCCATATTACAAGTATGCCGGAATGATTGATTGCCCGTGTACCATGTTGGCAAAGATAGGCGGCGACGAACGTATTAACGCAATCGTCGATTTTAAGAGCGGACGCAAAGGATTTTACGAGGAAAGCGAAATACAATTAGGGATGTACCGGGATATGTGGAACGTCAATTTTGAACAATTCCCCGTTACCCGTATTTTCAATTTCAGCCCGAAAGATTGGCGCAAACGTCCGTCGTACAATTTGAAAGAACAAACGGATAGCCCCAATATACGGAAAATCCCGTATCTGTTAGAAATTGCAGCCATTGAGGACGAAAAGAAAGATAATACGTTTACGTCGGTTAATGGTATGGTTTTATTGGATAATGCACCCGATTTGACGCAAAACGTAATATCCTTATCGTTGGCGGAATTGATTAAAACGAAAGCCCCAAAGGAGGCAACCCCGGACGAAAACACGGACGCCGCCGGGAAAGTCAAGGCGGACGCACCGGAACCGGAAAAGGAGCCAAAGAAAACAACCATTGTTAAACGTGCGCCCAAAAAGGCAAAGAAGGCGGAAAAGAAAGCCACCACGGGCAAAACGACCGCAAAGCGGGGTAATACCACGGAAAAGAAAGTAAAGCCCGCAAACGAGCCTAAAAAGCCCAAAAATGAGAGTAGGAAAAAGATGTTGAACGACGACCCCGAAATTTGATTGAGATATGAAAGGAAGAATAAAACGACCGGAGGCGCAACAATCCCGTTTAATATTGCCCCGTGTCGGACAAATAAAAATCGGAATGAAAAACGCAAACGGTTATCCGCAAAGCGTTGATTATTTTATACCAACGGGAAAGTATGCCGGGTTATTTACACAGGCATACGGCGAAAAGCCGCAAACAATACAAATTGTATTCCCGGACGACGACCCGGCAAAAGTATGTAACGAGCGTTACGAATACCGGGACGACGACGGGCGATTGATTGCGGCGGGCGATGGCGAAACGTTCCAAGTGTGGGACGGTAAAAAGTATGAGGAATTGACGGTTACGCAATATCCCAATTTAATGGCGTCGATTGCCAAACGATACCCGAACCGGAAAAGCAAGCAACCCGACGCCGACGGTTGGGAAGTTACATTAACGCTTAATTTCATTGTCCCGTTGGTGCGGGGTATTGCCGGGGTTTGGCAATTCGCAACAAAGGGTACGGCGTCCACAATCCCGCAAATTCGGGAAACGTTCGACGGTATGTTAGCGGAACGGGGATTTTGCAAAGGCATTATATTTGATTTGAATGTACAATTTGCCACGACGCAAAAACCGGGCGACCGTTCCCGCTTTCCTGTTGTCTCATTGGTTCCTAATGAAAGTGCGGATAATGTTTTGAAAGTGCGCAAAGCGTGGGAACCTGCAAAGCAATTGGATAATGAATAAAAAACGCTATATATGCGTCGATAAAACAAACGACTACCACCGTTTGCAAAGTATTGCTAATTTATTTAGCGCAAAGCCCGTTTTCCGGTGTGTGGTAGCCCGGATTGCGGGCTTTTATATTTTAATTATGGATTTTATTATAAAAAACAAATGGATTAACGAATTGCATTTGAAAGGTAATAAGTTAATGTTGTATGCAATGATACACGCCTATTGTGTTAGATATGGCGAGTATTCAAAGGGTATTTTGTATTTATCCAAATGTTTAGGGATAAACAAAAGCACTGTAATTGATTGCCTTAAATGGTTATGCGAAAAAGGATTATTAATAAAATCAGTTCAGCCCGTAGCAGAACCGGATGTTTATAAAATATCAATATTATGAAATACACGATATTAATAAACCAATATGCCGCCGTTAATAGCGGTTTAGATTTAGATTTAATAGATTTGGCGATTTTTGATTTTATAAAAGATTTCGCCAATTGTGCAAGTTGCGTTAAGATGCACACCCCGGAGGGAATATATTTTTGGATTTCCCACAAGTTAATATTGGAAGCAATGCCGTTATTGAATATAAAGACAAGTCAAGGCATGATAAAGCGTATTGATAATTTGATTAAAGCCGGAATTTTACAAAAACATCCCAATTGCGAATTGTATAACAAAACTCTGTATTGTTTTGGTGAAAATTACGAGTTACTAACATTTACCGAAAAGGCAGCAAGGATATTAACCGGAGTTGATACCCCTAAACAAAAGTTGATGCCCCCCCTAAACGAAAGTTTAGGGGTACCCCTAAACGAAAGTTTAGGGTATAATAGTAATAATATAGATAATACAATAAATGATAATGAGAATACCCCCAACAACAATGTTGTCGGGGAATTATTCCCGGAAGAACAAAAGGTTGAGGAACCAAAGGAGAAAAAAACGTTATTCCGTAATTCCGACGTTTACAAAATGGTTAAATTTGAAAACGGCGTTGGCGTGGATTATTCCGAGTTTGAAAGTAAGTTTGCGACCCCGGAATTTGAAAAGGTCGATTTGGTTTATTACTTTCATTCGGTTAGCGATTGGAGCGACCAAAAGAATATGAAGCGAACTAAAAACGGTTGGTTGGCGACCGTCCGCAATTTCATACGGGGGGACGTCGAAAAGAAAAAGTTGCATTTGAAACCCGAATACAAAGCCCCAACGCAAAGATTGAACGTTGCCGGGGCTATTGAGTATTTGAAAGATGATTATTAACATGGAAGCATTACCCGAAAAGACAAACAGATCGCCACAAACGTTGCCCGAAAAACGACAATCCGCCGCCGTTTTGCTTTATAGCGGAACGGCAAAAGCAATTGACGTTCGCCGGGCGATGGTTGAGTTACCGGAGGTTGCCAAAGCATTAACCCCGGTTGAAAAGTATATTTTCGTGGCGTCCACAAAAAAACAGATTGCCGAGATTGACGACGAAACGTTGATTGCCAAAACCGGGCAAATGTTCCGGTTTATCGCAATGGACGTGGGGTTTATCATTCCCACGGAAAACCGGGACGATTGGACGTATATTTGTACCCGGTTGTTGGATTTGCTCAAACGCTATTATTCGCAATTAACATTATCCGAGGTTAAATTAGCGTTTGAATTGCTGATTACAGGGGAATTAGACGACTATTTGCCAAAGGATAGGGACGGCAACGCCGAACGGAAACATTACCAACAATTCAACGCCGATTATTTCGCAAAGGTATTGAACGCATATTGCCGGAAACAAAACCAAGTTATCGGCAAAGCATATACAGCGTTGCCGGAACCGAAAAAGGAGTTAAGCCCGGAGCAAATCCGGTATTATCGCAATCAATCGGTTATGACTTGTTTAATGTGTTTTATGCGCTATAAATATACCGGGCGTTTAGTGTTTGGATTAACCGACGAAATGTTTGTTTATAATTGGTTGTTGGGCGTTGGGTTAGCGGATGAAGTGAAAGAAACCGAGGACGACCGGAAAGAAGCGTATAACCGATTTTTGGCACGTGCCGCCCGTGGGTTCGTTAATGAATTTACCGTTTACCACGTTCGGAAACAAGGAACCCAAAGCCCGGAAATTGATTATACAGCCTTTGAGGTTGCCCGGCGCAAAGAAATTAAACGGACGTTTGACCGAATGATTAAGGACGAAATTTATATCTATCATTATTTAAGGTTTGAAAAATGATAACTATTTGCAAAGAATGGTTTTGTTTTGATGCCTTCAAAAATTGGGCTTTAGAAAATGGATATAACCCCGGTTTAGAAATTGACCGGATAGATAACGACGGGATATATAGCCCGGAAAATTGCCGTTTTGTTACTCATTCGGAAAATAATAGAAATAGGCGAATACGCCGAGATAACACAACCGGATATAAGGGAGTAACCCGGCATAAACAAACCGGGAAATATAATTATGAAATTCAAATCGACGGAATACGATACAGAAAGAGCGGTTTTATAACTGCAAAGCAAGCGTATGACGAACGATTGATTAAGATTGAACAAATAAAAAAGATGTTATGAAAATAAATTGCATTATAGGCATAGACCCCGGAAGCAATGGGGGTATTGTGGTTTGGCGACCCAACCACAACGCAACGGCAATTAAGATGCCTAAAGACATTAACGAGATACGGGATTTTCTCAACTATTACAAAGAGATTTGCACGCCGATTGTCTTTTTGGAAAAATTGAGCGTTCGCCCGGACGACGTAACAGTTGGCGATGCCGGGGCAAACATGGGTAAATTGTACCGCATACAAAAGATGTTGCAAAACTTTGAGCATTTGAAAGCCATTATAACCGTCGCCGAAATACCGTTTGTTTTGGTTAATGCGATGAAGTGGCAAAACGACCTTAAATTGCGTATTAAGGTAAAAGGGAAAAAGGAGGAAAAGGCAGACCGCAAACGACGGTTCCGGGATATTGCCGGGAAATTATACCCGGAGATTATCCCGGCGTTATGGAATGCGGACGCAACGTTAATAATGCACTTTGGACGGTTCATTTTACAGAATAACCCCCGTTGGGTTTTGGAAAATTTGCCCCAACAAATGCACAACCGTTTATTTTAATCCCGTAGGGGCGTTTAATTATTCAAATGGTTACTTGTATGGCAGACGAAACAAAAGCCCCGCAAATCGAAAATCCCGAAAAAATAACGGCAAAAGATTTGGCGGAAATGGTAAAACAGATGCGGCACAACCAACGACGTTGCCAACGGAACCCAACCCCGGGGAAATTGGCAACGTTGGAAAGTTGGGAACGCAAAGTTGATGCGGTCGTTGCTGTATTGACCGATACACAAATGAAATTGTTTTGATATGGACGAAATGGATTATATCTATTTAGGCGACCGATTGACCCGCCCGGAATTGCGACGTATGCCGTGCCGGGCGGTTCGTCGTTCCGATGGTAAATGTATAAGAGGGCGCAACGGTAATATGTTAGTTGAGTTTGGCGATGTGGGTAAATGCGTTGTTTTGGGGCGATTATTGCGGAAAATAAAAAAATAGCCGAAAATAAAAGATAAAAGTTTTGGTAATATTAAAACTATACGTATATTTGCGGCATGATAATAACACGACCGGGCGTTTTCCCGGTAACTATAAAAACAAAATAGTATGAGAGCGAAAACAAGTATTTACGATTTTAGTTTTATTCCAAGCGGTTACGGACATTATAAAGTAACTTATACTTCCCCCGTTACCGGGAAACAATGGACGGCAACAACAAACGATATGCTGTTGATTGATGCGACAAAGAACTCCGACGAACCCAAACGCCGGGATTTAGAAACGCTTAAAAGAGTTTGTAAAAATGGATAAGGACGAATTGGGAGCCGTTCGGCACGCAATGACGGCAAAGGAATTAAACGACTTATATAAGAGTTTGGAAAATCTCATTGCTGATTGTACCCGGTCAGAGGTTGACGCCAACCGGGATGCGCTTAATAAGGTGCAAACCATGATACACCAACGAATGAGATTAACAACAAAATAGTAATAACCGCCGGGGGAACCCCCGGCATAAACAAATAGAGCGATGTATATTAAGAAATTGGAATTGTTGAATTTTCAAGTTATCAAAGAGTTCAACGCAGATTTTGAGGGTAATGTATATTTCATTACCGGGGACAACGAGTTAGGCAAATCAACCCTATTAAAAGCAATTGGCGCAATGTTGACCGGGAACCGGGACGCCGTATTGAAAAATGGAGAGGACAAAGGGTTTGCAAAAATGGTTGTAGGTAACGACGGCGAAAATTACGAGGTCGAATTAAAGTTTACCAAAGCCAACCCCCGTGGGACGTTATCCATTAAATCCCAAACAACCGGGATGCGTTCGGATAACGTTTCTATGTTGCAAAAGATTTTCGGCTACCAAGACTTTGACGCCGTGGAGTTTTCCCGTTGGAGCGAAACCGCCGAGGGACGCCGCAAACAAATTGAGGTTGTAAAGGCTTTATTGCCGGAAAAAGTGCGCACCCGGATTGCAGAAATTGACGCCGAGGTTATGACCGTTAAGGACAAACGAAAAGACGCCAACGCCGAGGTTAAGACGTACACAACCATTTGCGCCAACGCTGAAAAGCAATTGAAGCCGGGCGACGTCAAAACGTATGCCGATAAAAAGGACATTACGGCGTTGATGGAAGAGCAAAACGAAAATGCCCGGTTGATTGAGAAAGCGAAAACGGTACGCCAAGCCCGGCAACAAAGGATTGAACAATTGGAGGCAATCCCCGGACGAATTAAAGAGGCGGAAGAAACCCGAAAAAGTAATATTAAGGCAATCGACGACAAATTAGCCGCCGAGGAAAAAGAAGTTGCCCGGATAATTGCCGAGGCAAACGCCCGGTTGGAAAAAGCCAAAGAAGATGCGAAAGCCAACAAAAAAGCCATTGAAAACGATTATAAGGAAACGTTGCAAGTTATTGTAAACGACAAATCCGAGTTTGTGAAACGCAAAGCGAATGCCGACAAATGGTTAGAGGAATACGAAGCCAACAACCCGGAACAATTAGACACGGCGGAACAACTGAAAAAAGCCGAGGAACACAACCGTATCAATGCGTTGGTTGTGGATTACATGGCAAAGAAGAAACAAAAGGAAGCCGCCGAGAAAACCGCCCGCACGTTTGAGGACAAATTAGGCGCATTGGCAAAGGAGCGGGAAACGCTTATTGCCACGTCCAAATTACCGATTGCCGGGCTTTCGTTCACGGACGACGGTTTAGAGTTAAACGGCGTGCCGTTCGTCGCCGGGAAAGTTTCAGATAGTCAAATCATGGAGGTTGCCGCCAAACTGATTATTGCAAGCAATCCGACGGTTAAGGTATTCCGCATTGCGAGGGGCGAAAGTTTAGGCGAAAAGCGTTTGCAGGCGATTATAGATATTGCAAAGGCAAACGGTTTTCAAGGGTTCATTGAGGAAGTAAAGCGGGGACAAACTGATTTAGTCGTTGAGGAATACACGGAAAACGAATAATAACCGGGGGCGGGCTTTCCGTCCCCTTAAAATCTAAAACAATGGCATATACATTGAACGATAATTTGAAACGTTGGGCGGAACAATACGAAACCGCCGAGTTTATCCAATCCGACCCGGTGCAAATCCCGCACCGTTACGATAGTCGGGTAAATATTGAGATTAGCGCATTTGTTACGGCGTGGATTGCGTGGGGTTCCCGCAAACAGATAATCCAAAAGGCGGATTTTATCGACCGGGAAATTTTCAAGGGTGCGCCGTATCATTACATTGTTGGAACCGATACGCAGGGAACCGCCCCGGAATGGAAGCAATACAAAGGCAGTAAAGAGAATTTTTATAGAACGTTTACATACGCCGATTTTCACGACCTTTGCGCCCGCTTGTTTGACGTATATAGTAAGTTTGAGAACATGGAAAAGGCATTGCAAGCGCAACCGGGCGGGCGTCCGTTGGAACAATTGCAACGTCTTTTCGGCGATGTTAAGGGCGTGCCGGATATGGAAACGAAAAGCGGTTGCAAACGCTTATGTATGTTTTTGCGTTGGATGTGCCGCCACGGTTCCCCGGTTGACTTTGGATTGTGGACGATTTGCGACCCCCATAATTTAATCATTCCATTAGATACCCACGTACATAAACAGGCATTGCGGTTGGGGCTTGTAAAACGTCGGACGCCGGATTTGCAAACAGCCATTGAGATAACCGACCGTTTCGCCGAGATATTCCCGGACGACCCAACAAAGGGGGATTTTGCGTTGTTCGGTTATGGAGTGAATAACGGTAAGGTTGCACCCGTTACGACGGAACCGGAGCCGGAAAAAGAGCAACCAACCGCCGTGGCTGATTTGTCAATTGCCGACGTTCTGAAAATGCGGTTGTTTTATGACAACGCCGCCGCCGAGGTTCGGGAAATATGGGAAAGTCGGGAAAAAGCCCGCAAAGCATTGAAAGCAACCGAGCGTTTGAAAGCGCACCCAATCGACGGGTTGCACAATGCCGGATTGTTGGAGCCGGGCGAATTTGTTGTTGCATTTGCAAAAGTATTGGATAAGCGGGAAACGAAGTTATCACGGGCGGAACGGGACGTTATCCATACAATCGGAATGACAGCGTTTAATAAGACAATGAAAAAATTAATAGCCGATGAAAAAGCGAGAAATAACAGCAACGGGGACAATAAACAATAACGGCGGGTTGGCAATGTACATGGGGGAATTAAACGAGTTTTTCAAGGGTTGGAAAGGTTCCCGCATTATTGCCCGGTTTATTGTAGCGTCCCCCGGTTCGTCCGAGGCTTTGAAAGGGTATTATTTCAACTATGTTGTACCGACGTTTAAGCACGCAATTTGGGAGGCGGGCGAACGTCTTACAGAGGAACAAACCGAACGCCGATTGCGTGAGTTGTCCCCGGTTATGTATGAGCAAACCCCGGATATTAACACCGGGAAATATGAAACCAGATTGCGTACAATTGCAGAGTTAAGCAATGCTGAATTAATAGAACATATCGAATTTTTAAAACAACTTGCAAGTGAAGAATATTATTTGTATATTACAGACCCAAATGAAATTTGATTATGGAAAATGAAATATGGAAAGAAATACCCGGATATGAAGGGTTGTATGAGGTTAGTAATTACGGGAAAATTAGGTCTATTAAAAGATTAGAAAAATGCGGTAATAAAACAAGAATACGAAAAGAACGTATTTTGAAACAATCATTAAGGCGTGGTTATTTGTTTGTATCATTATGTAAAAATGGGGAAAAAGAAAATGTTGTAATACATAGAATTGTAGCATTATTATTTATTCCTAACCCAAATAATATGCCGGAAGTAGACCATATTGATGGTAATAAAATTAATAATAAAGTCAGTAATTTACGATGGGTAACAGCAAAACAAAATAGCAATAATTTAAAAGCCCCCAATACGTATATTGGTAAAAAACTAAATAAAGGAGGCAAGGCAGTTTTGCAATTTGATTTATCGGGTAACTTTATAAAAGAATGGGTTACAGCAATGGAAGTTGAAAGAAGTTTAGGTTTTAGACGTAGTTCTATAAGTAATTGTTGTAATGGCGTTTTGAAAACAGCATTTGGTTTTAAATGGAAATATAAATGATATGTTTTGCAAGTGTAACGGAAAACGTAAGAATTACCCGTTGGCGGGTTGGCGGATTATTCGCCACGAATACACGCCAAAGCATTACAGCCGGATAAAGTGTTTGCGTTGCGGGTGCGTTTGGATTACACGGGCAAAATATGTTGTGCAAACGCCCAACGACGACGGGCAAAAACGATTATTTTAACGAGCAAAAAAGTAACGAGAGCATGAAATTTGAATTAAAAGAAATTTGTTTTTTCGATTGCGAAACAACAGGAGTACCCGCAAAGGGTTTGAAATGGGATGCGGATTTTAACCAATTCCCGCACGTCGTACAATTGGCGTGGGCGTTCGGCGACAAAGAACGCAGTTTTATAATTAAGCCGGACAATTACGAGATACCGCCGGAAACAACCGCAATACACGGGATAACGACCGAACGGGCAATTGCCGAGGGTGTACCGTTTGCCGAGGTTATCGACGAATTTTTGACGGATGCCGCCGCCGCACCGCTTGTATGTGCGCACAACATTTATTTCGATACGTCGATGTTGAAAGCGAACATTTTGCGTTATTGCGGCAAAGAGTATTACGACGCCAAAGCCGAGGACGCATTGCACAAGGGAAAGCGCATTGATACAATGATGAAAACTATTAAATTTGTCGGCGCATTGTATTCAAACGGGCGACCGGGAAAATATCCCAAATTAGAGGAATTATATAGTAAGTTATTCCCCGGCGAAACATTCCCGGCGCATGACGCATTAGAGGACATAAGGGCGTTGCGCCGTTGCGTCCCGGAATTGGTTAATTTGGGGATTATTGAGTTAGCGCAAAAGGAATACCCGGCGGAACAACTCAAAGCCCAATTTGAGCCGGAAAAGCCCAAAGGCGGGCGCAATATTGAGTTCCACGACCCCAACCCGGTAACGGAACCAATCGGAACCGGGGAACCCGTCCCGGAACCAACCCCGGAACCGGAACGCCCGGCGGTTCCGTCGAATAGTAAGACACGGGAATTATTGGACGAAACAGAAATTTAAGTTATAAAACCGTTCCGGGCGTATTCCCGGTAACAATCAAATAATTAAAAAATGAGCGAAGAAAAAAAAGCCGCAAACGTTATGTTGATACCAAGCGAAAAGGCGTTTGCATTGTCGAAAGTCAAGACATTAAAGGACGGCGGGTTAGACGTACATTATGAAGTTACCGAAACAATCGGTAATGAGAGTTACACGAACAAATACCACGTCGAAAGTGCAAAGGACATACACCCGGATTTGCGGGATTGTTTCGACCGTTTGCGCCCAATCATGGGACGGATTTTTAATATTACGTCCTTTCTTTCAATGGTTGAAACGTCCGATTTCAAAGCAACCAAAAAGCAAAGCGAATTATCACGGGATTTTGCCGACGAAATGTTGAAAAACATAGAGGTTCGGGGCGTGTCCTTTTCCGGTCAAGACGATAACGTAGGGGTTGTTTTAACCGGGTTGTTTACCGTGTCTAACAATCAGAAAACCGCAATCAATTCGCCCCGCCTTAAATTCAATACGGAAACGTTCGGGTTTGAGGAAGAATTAGAAGAAATTGCCGCCGACATTGAAACCGAGGTTTACGCATTTCTTTTCAAGGGCAAAAAGGCGCAATTGGAGTTGTTCGGGGCTGATGGCGAACCCGCCCCCGGATTGAATGCCGAAAAGATAGAGGACAACGGATTGTTCCCGGATATTAACGACCCGGCGGACGACCCGGAACCGAACGACGAAACGGCGGAAATGTAAGAGTATGGAACCGTATTTGTTGACAGACCGGGACGAATACAATTATTGCATCCAAAGGGGGTATAATCCCCTTTTGGATTTGCGTAATTTCCGCATGGATATTCGTTTGAGGGTTGAGATACAACGGGAATTGTTCGGGCATTGTATTACGGGACGGGGCGCAAATATCATGGCGGCAAATGAACGCTTTTTCCGTTGGGTTTGGGAGCATAAGCCGCACCGATGCGAGGAAACATTAAAGCCGTTGGCGAATTATTCCGCCGTCTATTGTTCCCACATTTTGACCCGTGGAGCATTCCCGGAAATGGCGCACGACCCCCGTAATATAAATATCCTTTCCTTTGAATGCCATAACCGTTGGGAGAATGGCGACCGGGAACGAATGAGAATTTACCCGGAGAATATGCGGTTAATTGAGTTAATGAAAGCCGAGTATCAACAATTAAAGTTAGTTTAATGAGAACTAAAAAGAGAAACCCCGATTTTGGGGCAATTTCCCGGTCGTCAATCAAAAAAGACTTTCAGAGGGTACAAAGATACCCCGCCGAGGAAAAACGCCCGCAAATCGAAGAATTGCCAAAAATAAACGCCGAACGTCGTATTATCCATATATCAGAAACGAGCGCATACGCCAAGTTTGCCCGGTGCATTGTCGGTAAATTGGTACGACTGAAAGAAAAAGCGAACGTTGGGGGCAATTCATGGTATTGCGAGTTTGTACACGACGACGACCGGAAAGCCTTAAACATGGCGGCGGGTTGGTCTGATAATAAGAAATTGTATTTGTTGGATGGTATTAAATTCAAATAATTATGAGTGTAAACAAAGTTACTTTATTAGGGCATACCGGAAAAGCCCCGGATTTTAAGGAGTTCGACAACGGCGGTTGTGTTGCGACCTTTTCGTTGGCAACCACGAAACGAGGGTTTACGACAAAGGACGGGCGACAAATCCCGGAGCGTACCGAGTGGCACAACATTGTATTGCAAAATGGGTTGGCAAAGGTCGCCAATCAGTACGTCAAAAAGGGCGATAAACTTTATATTGAGGGGGAATTAAGAACCCGGAGTTATGACGATGCGCAAGGCGTGAAACGGTACATTACCGAGATTGTCGCAACCGATATGGAAATGTTGACGCCAAAAGGAACCGGAGCCGGGACACAAGCCCCGCCGCCCGTGCCGGATGCACCCGCCCCCGACGGAACCGACGATTTACCGTTTTAATCTGTTTTATTATGGGAGCGATAAACGGACGGGTTATTTACAGCCCAAAGGGAAAAGCCGGGGAATATGCCGAGAACGCCGCCAACTTTTACGTTGGTTGTTCCAACGGATGCACGTATTGTTATTTGCGCAAAGGGCGGGGCGCAAAAGTGTTGGGCGGCAATACCCCGGAATTGAAAAAGGCATTACGGGAATATCCATACGCATTGGATATATTTACGAATGAGTTATTGAAGCATAAGGACGAATTGCAAAAAACGGGGTTATTCTTTTCGTTTACAACTGACCCGTTATTGCCGGAAACGCAAAGGTTGACCCGCCAAGCAATCGGCGTTTGTCAACGCCACGGCGTCCCGGTTAAAGTGTTGAGCAAATGCGCCGAGGGTATCAATAATTTAATCGACTTTGCCGAGGCGTCCGAGGGTTGGGATAAATCCCGCATTGCCATTGGTTCAACGTTGACCGGATGCGACGAATTGGAACCCAAAGCAAGCCCAAACCGGATGCGTATAAACGCATTGGCAAGGGCAAAACGCCACGGGTTCCGTACCTTTGCAAGCGTTGAACCAATACCCGTGGGAATGTTTGACCGGGCGTTTTCTGTAATTGCTTTGTCGTACCTCTTTGTTGACTTGTTTAAGATTGGATTGCAAAGCGGTTGCAGATATACCAAGCGGGAAACATTGATGTTTTACAACGACGTGTTCGACTATTGGGAGGCGCACCCGAACAAAACGCCCCGGATATATTGGAAAGATAGTTTTATAAAGGTGTCCGGGATTGACCGGGAAACATTGCCCGGTTATTGTGTCCCGGCGAATTACGATTTATTTAACGAAAAATCAAACGAAAATGCAGTATAAAAACAAAGATTATAAACCGGAATTGCACGACCGTTGGCGTGCATTAACCGTTAAAAATCCGTATGCAACACAGTTGGTAACGGCGGCGTATGAGGACAACGGGATTGTTTACGGCGAAAAATGTATTGAGGTACGAAGCAAAAACACGCCGTACCGGGGCGATTTAATGGTTTGTTCGTCCGCTAATCCGGTAATTGCCGGATATGAAAGCGGGGTAACATTGGGGTTGGTTGAATTGTACGACGTTAAGCCCGTCGCCGAGTTTACCCCGGAAGATTGGGAGAATACCCGCATACCGCCGGAAAAACGCAAATCCATTACAAAGGGGTTCGGTTGGATGATGCGGAACCCCCGCCGGGTTGTTGAGTTTCCAATTAAGGGACAATTGGGTATCTATAATCTCGTATATACAAAAGGTTGTATTGTCGAATATCCTAAAGTTATGGTATTGGATAAAGAGGCATACAATAAAATAAAAGAAACGTATTAGTTGGTTGTATTATGGTTTAATATTATCTTTGCAAAAAAAAGATGGAAAATTGGAAGTTTATAAACGCTAATTATGAAGTTTCAGACAAAGGTAATATAAAGTCTGTAAATTATCGGGGAACGGGTAAAAGTGCGATACGAAAGCAATCTATTAGTAAAAACGGATATATGCGGGTAATACTATCAGATAATGGTAAAAACAAAACATATTTCGTTCATAGATTAGTTGCGGCGGCTTTTATTCCGAACCCGGACAATTTGCCGGAAATAGACCATATCGACGGCAACCGAGCCAATAACGATGCAACTAATTTACGTTGGTGTACGAGAAAGCAAAATTTGAATTATCAAAAAGCAATTAATAATAAACGTGAAACCATGAAGAAAGTAAATACATGGTTTAAGAAAACCGGAAAAGATAATCACAATGCAAAACCCGTTTATCAATATGATTTAGAGGGTAATTTTATAAAGAAATGGGATTGCATACATGATGCGCAAAGATGCGGTTTTAATCATGGAAATATTATTAGTTGCTGTAAGGGACGTTTAAAACATTATAAAAAATATATTTGGAGATATGAGTAAAAAACAGGTTGGAATTATCCGCAACAATGGCGACGTACATACGGCGCAAATTGGGTTTCATATCGGACGGGTTGGCGTATCTGTTTACGTCCGGGAATATTGGAAATATAAGAGTTGGTTTATTGTTCCCGGCGTGTCCGTGGATGCGGTCAACGGTTACGACCGTTACGTTGACATTGAGGCGAAAATATTGTTTGTCGGCATTGGCATACGGTTTATATGGATTAAAAGAAAGGTAAAACGATGAAAGCAAAGATTTTATTGTTATCTTTGGCAACGCTTTTGTTGGGGGCGTGCCAAAGCGAGAACGAACCAACGGAAATATTTTATTTACTTCAAAAATCCGAGAGCATGGAAGAAAGAAACGAGTTTGTAACGAATACCACGGCGGCAATGATACAGATAAACGCCCCCCGGTATAATTGCGAGATTGTCGAAATCGCATTGGCGGGCGGCGATAGGGTACGAATTTGCGTAAAAGGCGCAAAGGAAGATTTGGACGCATTGTTTGACTATGTAAACGAAGCGGGCAAAGAATGAGAGTAAAGCAACCCGAACCGTTCGACCCAAACAGAGAGTACAACCCCGGCGAACGTTGCGTTTACCGGGGTATGGTATTGATTGCCGAGAAATGGACGGCGGCGGATGCACGATTAGCCAACAACAACTCCACAATGTTTACGCAACGTTGCGTTCGCTGCAAAATCAAAAGGGAAGATTGCCCCGGAATTGGTAGGCAATGCGATAAATTCCATAGGAGCGACCGGAAAACGGTTTATTGGCGTTTGTTGCGTATCGTCGGGGGATTTAAGGGCGTCGAAACATTGGAATTTAATTATAACGGAACAATTGTCGGGGTTAAGGTTGAAGCCGCCCCGGATAGTAATAACAAATAAATTTTTAGAGCGATGAACAAACAAGTATTAAGCCCCTTTGATTGCGATATGTGCGCAATGATTGAGCACATAACAAAACAAGAAATTGAGGTTACGGCGTCTGATACTTCAATACGTTTGAGTTGGGCGCAAAATGGTAGCGAGGGAAACGATACCCCGGAGGCGCAAAGGATTGAGGCACTAAAACAAGCAATCCGGGGACGATTGGGCGACCGTTTTATTGAGTTCTTTTACGCCGATGGTAGGCAATCGGTTTATATGAAGTACGACCCGGAGGAATACCCGGAGGAAATGCGCACCCGATTAACCGACCCGGACGCCACGGCGGGAACCCGGTATTGTCGCACCTTGTTAGAGGTTGACGCAATCCAATTTCTCCGGGACAACGTGGACGATGTGTTGAGGTTTACCGGAGGCGGAACGGTTACGACGCCCCGCACCCCGGACGGCAAAGCAATGTTTTCTTTTCCCGATGGCAACGGCATATTCGTTGATGTGCCGGAAAGTTGGTATATTATCCGGGAATTGAACGGACGATTTACCGCACGCCCGGAACGGGATTTTAAACGAGAATTTGAACCTAAAAACAATCCCGTCGAAAATACCCAAAAGGAACCCACAAACAAAGGATGCGGCGATTGTGCCAATTTCACGAATGTGGACGTAAACGGTAACGGATATTGCGAGGCGTTCAAATCTGAACAATCATGCGGAACGTGTCGTTGCCAAGAATATAAACCTAAAAATTAAAGAGCGATGATTAACAAAGAACAATTTATTAATGAGATTGCCGAGGTGGTAAACCGTAATTCAATGGAAAAGGCGTTTAATGATACTCCGGATTTTATTTTAGCCCGCATTGCGGTTGAAGCAATGGAAATGTTTACACGTGCAAGCGCACACCGGGACGATTACCACGGATTTAGAACGGCGGATTACGACCGGAAATATAAAGCGATTTGCGAAAGCGAAAAGAAAGCAAAGCCCGTGAACACTTGTAAGGGTTGCCCGCTTATCGACGTTTGCCCCGCCGTCAAAATGGAAAAGCAACCGGAACGCAAAACGGAGTACAAGAAACCGGAAGCGTTCGACGTGCCAAAAGAAGTGGAAGCAATGGCGGATTTTTTCGGCGAAATGTTCCCCGGAACAACGGTTGAAATACACCGGGTCGAAATGCCACGGCGCAACCCACGGGATAAACGCCGGGGAAAGAATAAAGGGAAAGGAGGGCGACGCAATGAAAAATAAATGTTCGTCGGAAATTCCCAATATGCCGACCGGATGCGCCCCGGATAATCGACGCCCCGAAAAGATATGCGGAACGTGTCGATATTTCAACCCGGAATTTCCGGTAAATGGAAAGCCCGCCCCGGTATGTTTGGCAATAAAGGAAATGAAAGGGGGAACGGAATACACCAACCCCCGTGGAACGCAACATTATTTTCGTTGCTCAAATGGGAGATACGAAAACGGTATAGGACAATAGGCAATAAGCCCCGGAAAACAAAGCCGGGGTTTTGCCGTTTATATACATGAGAGTACAAACGTTTGGCAATGCACCGGAAAAGCCGTAAATTTGCCCCGTGGTTAAAAGATAACCACCGAGACATAGAAAGTATTGGTTAAGACAATAAAGCCTCTTAAAATGGAAATTCCCCGCAAATAACTTGCATTAGAAAAACATTTGGTACCTTTGCAAAAAAAAAATATGGAAGTTTGGAAAGATATACCCGGTTTTGAGAATTACCAAATATCCAATTATGGTAATGTAAAAAGCCTCAATTATGGGAGGACAGGAAAACCCAAGTTGCTAAAACCAACTGTAAGCGGAAAAGGTTATTTGCAAGTAAGGTTATCGAAGTCCGGTAAACCAAATGCGTTGTTGGTTCATAGATTGGTTGCAATGGCATTTGTTCAAAATCTGAATAACCGGAAACAAATAAATCATAAGGACGAAAACAAGTTTAATAATAATGCCGATAATTTGGAATGGTGCGATAATCAGTATAACAATACATATAACGGCAAACATAACAAAATTGCTAAACCTGTAATACAACGTTCAAAAGCCGGAAACGAAATTGCCCGGTATGAATCTATAAGGGAAGCGGAAAGAAAAACGGGAATAAAAAATATAACAATTACCCGATGTTGTAAAGGAGTGTATAAAACGGCGGGCGGGTATGTATGGGAATACGATTTGACTATTAAGGAGGTTTGACGATGAAAAAGAGAAAGAAGCCATTAGGATACAACAAACGTTCCGAGGAACAACGAATTTATGACATTCGGTTTTGTGCCGATTTATTTTTGCGTGGTTATTCGTACCGGGAAATTGCGGACGCATTGAACCGGGATTTGTCCGCCCGTGGAATGGGTTATACAATAACATTTCAAATGGTTTATTACGATTTGCAACAATGCCTTATCGAATGGAAGCGGGAACGGTTGGAAACAATCGACGAATATGTTACGCAGGAATTGCGCAAGTTGGATAAAATGGAGCAACAAGCGTGGGAGGCGTGGGAGGTATCCAAAACCGGAAAGCAGCGCACCAAAGTGAAAACCAACCGGGGGCGTCCTATCAAAACGGATGCGACCGACGGCGACCCGGAATATTACGGGTATGACGAAACGACCGTTGAAACGTCGGCGGGCAATCCCCGGTTTTTGGATTTGCTTTTGAACATTCAGCAACGCAGGGCAAAAATGTTAGGGTTTGATGCACCCGTTAAAATTGAGATACCCGGATATAACGCCACGACCGACGACGATAAACCAAAGTACGACGTTAAGGCAATCCCGGACGATATGTTGTTTGCGTTGGCTGATAAACTGCAATCCGCCGAATATCAAAAGGCATTGTTGGAGAAAGGAGGGGCGCAATAATGGCAAAGAGAGTAACCGCACCCCGTCCGGGAACCAAGCAACCGGAATGGCAAACCGAGATTTGCGACACGTGCCGTTTTTCGGAATGGATAACGGACGACCATAGACACCGGGATTTAAACGGGAACCCGATTTGTTTACGTTGCCCGCATTATCAATATTACATTGTCCGAGGTCGCCGGGTGTGTTCTAAATGGGAGAAAGGAGCAAAGCGATGAACAACGAACAATTATTGCAGATGTACGACGCAATCCGCCAACAACCGGATTTGCTTGTTAAAGCCGCCGCCCGTAAACGCCTTATCAACTTTGCCCGGTATATGCAACCGGATTTAGTATTAGAGCCGTTCCACGTCGTTTATTATACGTTGTTGGATATGTTTGCGCACGGCAAAATACGAAAGATGATTGTACAACAACCGCCCCAACATGGCAAATCGGAGGGGTCGAGCCGAAAGTTACCCGCATTCATGGAGGGATTGAACCCGGATTTAAAAATTATGATAGGTTCATACGCCGCCACGATTGCACGGGATTTCAACAGGGACGTTCAACGTATCATTGACACGCCCCGGTATCGTGAATTGTTCCCCGGCACGTATCTAAATGGTTCCAACGTCGTAACGATGGCAAACACGTATTTACGCAATAGTGATGTTATCGAAATGGTAGGGCGTAAGGGGTCGTTGCGTGTTGTGGGGCGTGGCGGTTCGTTGACCTCTAAAACCGTGGACGTGTCTATATTGGACGACGTTTATAAGGATTACGCCGAGGGTAACAGCCCGATAGTACGGGCGGCGGCGTGGAAATGGTACACAACCGTTGTTCGTACCCGTTTGCACAACGATAGCCAAGAACTTATAGTATTTACCCGATGGCACGACGACGATTTAATAGGGCGCATTGAAAAGAGCGGGGAAATAATCATTGATGTAACCCGTTGGGCTGATTTGGATAACATACCGCCGGGGGCGTGGGTACGCATAAACTTTGAGGCGTTGAAAACCGGGGAACCGACCGAGATAGACCCCCGCCCGGTTGGGGCTGCATTATGGGAGGGACGGCACAACCGTATGAAGTTGGAAGCGCAAAAGGCATTAGACCCGGTACAATTTCAATGCCTCTATCAAGGCAACCCCGGTTCCGCAGAGGGTCGATTATATCAACCGTTCAAAACGTGGGTTGAAAAATCCGATTACGGCACGTACATACGTTCCGGGGCATACATTGACGTTGCCGATGAGGGCGACGACCTTTTGTTTGCCGCCACGTATGACGTCTATAAATCCGACAACATGGTTTTCAACGAAAAGACAAAACGGATGGAACCGTTATTATTCGCCCTAATTACCGATATGGAAATGACGGACGAAAACACGGACGTAACAACCGTAACCGTCCCGGCGATGATAAACCGCAACGGCACGCAAAAAGCATGGGTTGAGAGTAACAACGGCGGGGCGGGTTTTGAAAAGGTTATCAAAAAGAAAGTCCGGGCGATTACAGACCCGTTTTATCAAGGGGGTAACAAGGAAAGCCGGATAATCACTAATTCCGCAATGGTAAACCAACATATAATTATGCCGTTCGGATGGGAAACCCGGTATAAAGCCGTTTACGACCATGTTACAACCTTTTTGCGTAATTTCGATGCGAACACGCACGACGACCCGGAGGACGGATTAACCGGGATTTACGAAAAAGAGATTGCCGACGGTAATATACAGCCATACGCACACGCAAACCGAGGCGTAAAACGTCGCAATTAGCATTATTTTTGAGATATGCAAGATTGTAACCGAAAAAGTTTATAACTTTGTAGCGAAAACAAAGGGCAAAGGGACAGCCCGGAGATAGTAAATAATAGTTTTAACGTTAAAAATTGAATTTATGATTACTTGTAAGTGTCCGGCGGCGACTGCATTGCCCGATATTCCCGCCGTTAAATGTGCCGAAAGTTTCGGGCAAATCCAAAAGGTAGCGTTTCAACGTCTAACCAAAGACGATGGAAGCAAAAACAGTTTTACGAGCGAAAAGGCAATTACTTTGCTTGCATCATGGACGCCGTTATTGTCGGCGGCTAATAGCACAAAAATTGTTGTTTCCCCGTATATCCAAGCCCCGACCAACGAAGCCGGAGCCGCCCGAACCTTTGGCGGCGGTAACGAAACATTGGGAGGCGTTGAGGAAATTATAGGGCGTGAACCTAACCCGTTCACGGGCGTAATGCGTAAAATCCCCCAATCAGTAATTAAGGCAATGAAAGAATTGCAATGCGAAAGTTGGGCGGACAATTTGGGCGTCTATCTGTTTGACGAAAACGGAAGTATTGAAGCAATTCAAGACGAAACGACCCCGACAACGTATTATCCTATTCCAATTCGTTCTTTGTTCATTGGCGACAAAACGCACGGCGGATTGGAAGCCCCGGACAGCAACGCAATACAATGGGCGTTTTTGCCGAACTATTCGGACGACCTCACAATTGTAACCCCGGATTTCAACCCGCTAACCGATTTGAAACCCGCAAACGGTTGACGATATGGCGGCAAAGGTTACAAAGGTTAAATTAGTTTGTCCGCCGCATGGTTTAACCGATGAATTTGAGATTAAGCACGCCGAAAGGTTGTTGCGGATGCCAAACAACGGCGGTTGGCAGTTACCCAAAGACAGCGATTTTAAATTTACCAACGACAATGGGATTGAGTATAAACGAAATAAAAAAACGGATAACGGAGCCGAAAAAGCGTAAGACGATAAACAAAGCCATTTATCATCAACAACGCATTAATTTTCACGCCCGCACTCGTATTACGCCGTTTGACATTTGCCAACCGGTTACGGACTTTATGGCATTTGTTTCTAACCTATTGCCGCATGACAAATTTAAGATGTTCAAAACATTGTTCCGTTACCCCGTTAAGACAAACGAGGTAACGGGCGTTTGTTTTGATAAGTTGAGCCGGATTTTTGACGGTCGTAACCCGGCGTTCAATTATCAGTTCCAAAACCCGGAACAAAGGGACGATTGGGAGTATTACCGCCAAGACGTACTACATGAGCCGGAAATTTGGAGTACAAAAGGATGGGAGTTTTTCCAAACCGAAATAAATAGCGTTCTAATTGTCGATATGCCGAGCGAACAAAACCCCGCCGACAAATACCCGCAACCGTATTTCTATTGGTTGCCTATTGCATCCGTGATTGATTACAGAGCCAACCCGACGACGGGGGTAATGGATTATACCATATTTAGGCAAGACGGCGAACGTATCGCAGTAATTGACGACGAACGTTATAGAGTATTCAGAGAGGACAAAAACCACAATATCGGCGAATTGCTGATTGATAACCCGCACGACGTCGGTTATTGTCCCGCCCGTTTCTTTTGGAACGAACCGTTGAGTTTATCGGAACCTGACGTTAAGCAATCCCCGCTAACCAAGCAATTGGAGGCGTTGGATTGGTTTTTGTTTTACCATATCAGTAAACGACATTTAGATTTGTACGGTGCATATCCGATTTATTCCGGGTATGAACAAAGTTGCGATTTCAGTAACGGCGAAAATGGCGATTATTGCGACGGTGGGTTTTTGAAAGACAAACAAGGGTTTTACAGATTGGACGCCGCCGGGCTTTTGATGCGTTGCCCCAAATGCGGGGATAGTCGTATTAACGGCGTCGGTTCGTTCGTTGAGATACCAATACCGGACGGGGATAAACAACCCGATTTGCGTAACCCGGTGCAAATGCTAACCGTTGACCGTGGGAGTTTGGATTATAACGTTGAGGAAGAAAACCGCCTAAAGAATGACATTATTACGTCGGTTGTTGGAACCAACGAGGAAATAACCACACGGGACGCATTGAACGAGCAACAAATACAGGCGAATTTTGAGAGCCAAAGCACGGTATTAAACCGGGTAAAAAAGGGATTTGAGGCGGCGCAACAATTCGTCGATGAAACCGTTTGCCGTTTGAGGTATGGAGGTTTGTTCGTTTCTGCAAAAATCAATTACGGCACGGAGTTTTATTTATCCAACGCAACGGAGTTACGGGAACGTTACAAGGTAGCAAAGGAAAGCGGCGCAAGCGAGGCGGAATTAGACGCACTACAAAACCAAATTATCGAAACGGAATACCGGAACAACCCAACCCAATTGCAACGTATGTTGATATTGGCAGAGTTGGAGCCGTACCGCCATTTGACCCGGAACGAGGTATTGGATTTGTACGGGAGTAACTTAATCCCAGAGAATGAATTGCGTATAAAGTTGAATTTCGCTAACTTTGTCCGCAGGTTTGAACGGGAGAATACAAACATTTTGGAGTTTGGAACGCAAATACCATTCGACAAAAAGATTTCAGTAATAACAAGTAAATTTAATGATTACGCAAATGAACACAATGTTAAGTAGTGAGGTTTGGCAGGATATACAAGGTTATTCCGGCATATACCAAGTTAGTACATTAGGGCGTATCCGTAGTTTGAAAAAAGGGAAAATCAAATTACTAAAGCCTTATATCAACAATATGGGTTATGCTGTTTTATCTTTATATGCTAACCACAAACAAAAAACATATCATGTTCATAAATTAGTTGCTGAAACATTTTTAGTTAAAGTTGACGGCAAAAATTATATAGACCATATCAACGGTATTAAAACGGATAATAGAATTGATAATTTACGTTGGTGTACTCCAAAAGAGAACGCTAATTTTGACTTATCAATTATTAACCGAAAGCGTGCAATGCGTAAAGCGTGTGGAGTTTCTGTTAATCAATATGATTTAAGTGGTAATTATATTGCTACTTATGCGACATTAACAGATGCTCAAACTATTACAGGAATTGCATATCAAAATATACGTGCATGTTGTATTGGTAGGTATAAAACAGCCGGAAATTATATTTGGAAATTTAATAAATAAATTAAATTATGAGAGTAAAAGTAAACGATGGTAAAACAAAGGACGTCGCAATTACCGACGTCACCCCCGAAAACTACATTGTACCGAGTAACGAACAACATTTGTATCATTGCGTTATTGAGGTACGCAAGTTTGACAGCGAAACGGGCAAACGCTTATCCGTTCCCCGTATCCAAAAGTTCGGCAAAAAGTCCTTTGAAAACGGCATTTTGGACGCACTGAAAAAACAGGGTTACACGATTACTGTATTGCACGACCCCAACGAGTACGTCAAGGCGCAAGCCGAGGAAAAAGCGGCACGAACCGCCGCACAGCAGAAAGCTGCCGAGGAAAAAGCCGCCGCCGATGCAAAGGCAAAGGCAGAAGCCGAGGCGAAAGCCAAAGCCGAGGAAAAAGCGGCGTTAAAGGCTGAAATTTTAGCGGAATTGAAAGCGGCGGGAGTTATCCCGGCGGAACCCGCAAAAGAATCCAAAGCCGATGCAAAGGCAGAAGCCGAGGGCAAACCCGGAGCGAAAAAGTAAAGAGTATTAAACTATTAAAAATACGATTATGGCACAGATTGCACAGCAGGACAATTTGGTTATTGAAGTAACAACAACCGCCGCCGCATTGGATGGCGCAACAAAGAAAAAGTTGATTGAATGTATTGAGGGCGGAACAATTGCCGACGTCATTTTGGTAACAAAAGAGGATGAAAATAAAATCAGCCATGCACGTGTTGTTAGTTGGTTGGTTGATACAACCGGGGATTCGCCAAAATACGAAATTGATATTATTAACGCAAACAGCGGAGCAGTAGCAGCAATCGCACTTAATTAATTCAAAGGGAAAGAATTATGTTAACGAGAGAAATTTTAGTTGCAAATGCGGCATTAGCCGGATTAACCGACGAACAAATTGCGGCAATTACAACATTGTCCGCCAACGACGAAAATAGCGTTATCGCCAAAAAGACGGGCGAAATTTACGGCGGATTGGATGCCGATATTTTGGAGGTGTCCGGTATCGCAAAGAACGGAACCGAAAAGACGTTTGACTACGCAAAACGTGTGGTCGCCGAGTTCAAAACCAAAGCGGAAAGCGCAAGCGCATTGCAAACCCAAATCGACAGTCTGACGAAAGAAAAGGCACGTTTGGAAAAGGCAATTGCCGACGGTGCGACCGATGCGGAAACGGCAAAGGCGTTGAAACAGGCGAAAGCCGATTTAACGGCGGTAACAACGCAGTTTAACGACCTCAAAAGCGAGTACGATGAAGCCGAAAAGAAATTCCAAACGGAGTTGTTCGGCGTTCGTATCGAGGGCGCATTACAGACCGCAACCGCCGGGTTGAAATTCAAACCGGGATTGCCCGAAAGCGCAACAAAGGTTTTGTTAGCGCAAGCAATCGACAAAATTAAGGGTATGAACCCCGAATATATCGACGATGGCAAAGGCGGCAAAATCCTTGCTTTTAAGGACGAAAGCGGCGCAATTATGCGTAACCCGAACAATCAGTTGAACCCGTACACCCCCGGCGACCTGTTGGCAAAGGAATTAGAAACAATGGGTATTTTGGATAAGGGACGCCAAGCCGGAGGCGGCGGAACGGTTCCCCCGGCGGGCGGTTCCGGCGGTGGTGGCGGAACAACCATTGACATAACGGGCGCAAAAACCCGTGTCGAGGCTTACGAAGCAATCGCCGCAAACCTTATGGCGCAGGGTTTAACGGCGGGTTCCGAAAAGTTCGACGCCGCAATGAAACAGGCATGGCAGGACAACAATATTGCCGCATTGCCGGAAAAGTAAACAATCACGGGTAAAGGGTAAACCCGCATTTAATAACAATTAAATTTTTAACATTATGTCATTACTAGCAACAAGATTGCAAAATTGGCGGATTGAAAACCCGGAATTAGACCGTAATATGACCCGCCCGTGTGAGTATGGCGCTTTGGATTTTTTCATTGAGCAAACCAACGCCCCGTCCTCAATCATTAACCCCAATTTGCGTGACCGTGCGTTTGCGTCCATTGGTAACACGGTACAAGTACCCGTTATCAATTACGACGGCGATGTACAGGTTAGCAATGTCCGTTCGTGCGTTATCGCTGACGATGAAAATACGTCCGCATTGGTAACGGTTGTTTGGGCGACTTATGCCATTGGCTTTACAATGGTTCCCGCCGCCTACATGAACAACGAAATTTCCTACGAACACGACTTTTTGCGCAAAATGGAAAAGACGTGCCGGGCTTTGGCGGACAAATTGGACGTCGGAGCCGTTGCCGCATTGGAGGCAAACAAAACACAGGTGTTCAAAACGTTGCTTAATTACACGAAGTCGGGCAATGTGGTACAGGTTCCAACCCAAATGGCAACCGAGATTTTAGGCGATATTAACCCGATTATGCGGGCTAACTGTTACCCGGAATATATCCACATTATCGCCAACGCCGGGGTTGATAGCCTTATACGTAAACTTGCACAACATGACGTTTACAACGACGTAAACAAGCGCATGGAGTACGACAATAAGGTTTTACATTACACGAACAACGTAACCGACGAAGCGGGCAAAATGGGAACCATGTTTGCCGTTGCTGACGGTAATGTTGGTATCCTTACACGTGTTGACCGTGAGGCATTACGCCGCACCCGTGCGAATTTCCACGAATGGGACGTTGTACGTTTGCCGTACATTGATTTGCCCGTTGGTTCGCATTATTATACCGCCGTGGGCGACCAATCGGCGATTATGGGCGACGCAACCGCCGATTTGACGTGTGCCGTTAAGGAGTATTTCGGATTTAGCGTTGATGTTGCCTACATGGTAGCATATAACAGCAACCCGGACACCGTGGCAAATCCGATTATCAAAGCCGAGATTGCAGCACGCAACCCGAACGAACCGTTAGGAATGCCCGTATATGTAACCAACGCCGGGGAATTTCCCGCCGGGGGTGCAGGCGCATAAGCCGGAAAACGGAACAATTATTTAACCGAGGGGACGGGGTGGTTATCCCCGCCCCCTCTTTTTTAATTAATGATATGGAAAATTGGAAAGTAATATACGATTTCCCCAATTATGAAATAAGTAATTACGGAAACGTGCGTAATAATACAAAGATGGTTAAAGCCATTCCCAATAAGCACGGGTATAATGTTGTAGTATTGTGCAATAATACTCGTAAATCTGTTAATATTCATAGATTAGTTGCGGCGGCTTTCATTCCGAACCCGGATAACAAACCATGTATCGACCATATCGACGGCGACAAATCGAATAATAGGGCGGACAATTTGCGTTGGGTTACAACCAAAGAAAATTGTAATAATCCAATAACAAAATCACGCCTAAATAAAAAGATTGGCAAATATATGGTTGGGAGATTAGGCGGATTGCACCAACGAGCAAAACAAATTGCGATGTATTCCATTTGCGGCGATTTGATAAAAACATTCTTATCAGTAAAAGACGCACAACGGGAAACGGGTTTAAATGATAGTAATATTGTTAAATGCTGTAAGGGTATAAAAAAAACTTGTGGCGGTTATATTTGGGCTTATGTATAGGATTAAGGAAATACAAGATAAATTATTGCACGTTGTCGGTTGGGAGCAATCATATAATCCCGCCGAGGCAATCGCCGAGCAATTGACAGAAACCGAAAGCGGTTTATATTTTCAAGGGGCGCACCCGCTTGTAACGTTGGATAACATGGCGGCAATCGTCCCGGACAATTGGGGCTTTCAATACCCGGTTTGGAACGATACAAAGGAATGGAAAGCCGAAACCGTGGTACAATACGCCAACGATGCGGCGGGCAAACCTTTGTATTGGGTTGCTTTGGTTGATAACGTCGCCGAGGTTCCCGCCGAGGGTTCGACCTTTTGGGAGAAATACAACATATTGTCCGACTATTTGGAGCGTTTGACCCGCAACGGAATTTCCACGGCAGTACAAACGTTTACCCAAATAAAGGGGTTGGATAAGGAAACAAAGAACCTATTGGAACGGCGCACGTTCTTTGACGGTGCGGGACGAATAAGAGCAACGCAACCGAATAATCATAAGTTGGTAGGGTTTGAGATTATCCCGGTGCGGGCGATGGGAGTAACTGCACAAATACACCGTGTAGGCTTGCAAATGACGGGCGGAACCGGGATTGTGAAATTGTATCTATTCCATAGTTCGCAGATTGACCCGATAAAAACGTTTGATTTGAATTTTACGCTAACAAATGGCGGCTTTCAATGGTTTACGTTGGAAGATTGTTTTTTGCCATATATAAGCGACGCAAACAACGCCGGGGGTGCGTGGTTCCTTTGTTACAATCAAGACGATTTGCCCGCCGGGATGCAAGCAATTAACGTGTCGAAAGATTGGAGCGGCGAACCGTGCGGAACGTGTACCGGGTACGGCAATATTGAGGCATGGCGGCAATTGACAAAGTATTTGCAGATTTCGCCGTTTATGTACAACGCACCGGAAACATTCGCCGAATACCCGGAGTTGTGGGATATAGCATACACGATGTACACTAATACGCTAAATTACGGGCTGAATTGCGAAATTACCGTCGGTTGCGACCTAACCGATTTTATCGTTGAACAACGGGCGATTTTCCAAACGGTAATACAACGCCAAGTTGCGGCAATCGCTTTGCGCACGTTGGCAATGAACCCCAACGTAAGGGTCAACCGGAACCAATCCAACGCCTCTAAAATGGAAATATTGTACGAGTTGGACGGGAACGTTGAGGGACGCCCCGGCGGTTTGGGTTATGACCTTAAAAAAGCGTTTGAGGCTTTGCGATTAGATACGCAAGGGATTGACCGTATTTGTTTGAGTTGCAACAACCGGGGCGTTAAGTACCGGACAACGTAATTGCATTATGGCGGGGTTACAATCAATAATTGATTTACGCAACCGGGTTAATACGTTTAACGACGGGTTGACGTCCGGGTTGATTATACGGGAAATAATCGACGACGGAATGACAACGGCGTTTATCATTGATGCCAACGCCGAGGAACAATTATTTGAACAAGGTATTAACCGATTGGGCGTTGACATAATGGATTATCGACCTTATACCCCGCTAACAATAGCCATTAAGGAGGAAAAGGGACAACCGACGAACCGGGTAACGTTACGGGATGAGGGCGATTTTGAGAGTAGTTTTTATTTGGAAGTCGGCGACAAACAATTTGAAATTAAGGCGTCGGATTTCAAGACGGAAGATTTGATAAAAAAGTACGGGCGGCAAATATTGGGATTGACGAACGAAAACATTGCTGAACTGATTTGGCAATACGTTTACCCGGATTTGCTAACCAAAGCAAAAAAAACGATATACGGAAATGGATAGAGTACCGATTATAAAGAATCCGGAATTATTCGACCGGGTTATTGCAAATATTCAAAAGGGATTGGCGGACGGGTTGCCGTGGCTTAATTATTCCTTTGGACGTTCGGAACGGTTAGTTAAGTCCATACAAGGAAAACGATATTACACGCCCAATATTTACGTCGGCGGCAATGAATATATGTTGATTGCCCCGGATAGTAATATAGGGAATTTTTCGTTTTTCGTGTTGGACGACCCGCAACAAATTGAGTGGTTCCCCGGCGAACAAAACAAATATACAACGCCGTTTTCGGTTATCTTTTGGTTTGATATGCGCACGATAACCAACGACCCCAACAACCGGAATACGGAGGCGGTCAAACAACAAATCATGCGGGTATTGAATGGCGGTATTTGGTTGCGTTCCGGTTCCATGACAATAAACAGAGTGTACGCAAAGGCGGAAAACATATTTGCCGGGTTCACTTTGGACGAAATAGATAACCAATTTTTAATGCACCCGTTCGCCGGGTTCCGGTTTGCCGGGGAATTGGGAATTGATGAAACGTGTTTAACTGATTAAAAACAAAGTGTATGCAAGCATTTTTATTTTATACGGTCGTGGTTGCTTTGGTTGCTGCATTCGGTTTGACCTTGTTACGCAAATGGCAGGTTATCGAATGGGTACAAGTCCACGGCAACGAGTTTTTCGCAAAGATGTTTAATTGCGATTTCTGTTTGTCCTTTTGGGCGGGGGTTGCTTTGGCAATCCTTTTGGCGTTTATAACCGGGAACCCGACGTTGTTGTTGGTTCCCTTTTGTTCCACAATGATAACCCGTTTTTTGCTATGAAAACCGTTAAGATAGGAGAACGCACCGTTGAGATATACGACGCTATCGACGAATTGCCGATGTTGCGATTTCATAAGTACAACAAAATGTTGTTAGTTGATGCCGGGATTGGTTCCGATTTGCAGGATTTCGACACGCATATTGAAAAGGCAATAAGATACGCCCGGAGTAAAACCCCCGAATTGGCGGCAATCGAATTGGATAATATGCGGCAAAACGTGTATTTCATTCAAACCGGAATAAGCCCAAAGCATTTGGCGTTTGCCGTGTTGGTTAAATCAATCGACGGGGAACCGTACAACGATTTATCCGACGATGGATTGCAAAAGGTCGTCGATATGTTCGGCGATGTTCCCGTTAAAGAGTTGACCGCCCAAATGGAAGCGGTCAAAAAAAAAATAGATGAAGAATTGCAAATGTATTTCCCCCGGTTGTTCGACGATGCGACGGTTAAAGAGTATTACGACGAATTGCGCAACCGCACAATGTTAATGTTGGATGCGATTATAAACGGCGATACAGAGGACAAACGGGCGGAAATTGATAAAATAACGACGATGTTGTTGTTGTACAATCGCCCGGTTGTTTTTAGTGGTTCCGATAACATGGAAATTCAGTACGATAAACAGTTTGAAAATATGTGTTTAACCATATCCCAACATTTACACGTACCGGAACCAAAGAAATACACCGTATTGGAGTATTACAACGCATTTGAGCGGATAAAGGAGTTGTTGAAACCGACCAAAAATAAAAACGGCGTCAAATAAGGCGATTTGTGGCGTTGTTTTTCTTTGGTTGATTAACTACATGGAAAAGAAAAGATAATTTAATACGGGGCAAATTGCCCGCAAATAACGTTAAGTATGGGAGATAATAACAACCCTATAAAATATAGCGACCTTGTAAGCCCGGACGATTCGATTACAAAGTTGATAAATCAGTTAGACCAACTTTCCGACGCCTATATGAACACTCTAAAGAATATAAAGAGTGAGGCGATAACGGTTAAGGCGGCATTGGAGGGCGTAAGCGGGGCGACCGAAAACGGACGTAAGACAATCCGGGGGGCGTCGAACGATACCGACAAATTGACACGAGCGGCACGGGATTTGGCGTTTGCGGAAAGCGAGAACGCAAAGCGATTGGCGGAATTGAAACAAGCCCAAAAGGAGGCAAACGAGTTGAACAAATTAACGACCCGGTTAAATCAGTCCGCCGAGGGTTCGTATAATCGTTTGTCCGCCCAATATTCGATTAATAAAATATACCTCAATAACATGACGGTTGAGGAAAGGGAGGCAACCGAAGAGGGGCGCAAATTGGTTGCCGAAACAAAAGCGATTTACGAGGAAATGAAGCGGTTACAAGAAGCGACCGGGAAAACGTCGTTAAACGTTGGTAACTATTCCGATGCCGCAAAAGGTTTGACGACCCAAATAGAGAACCAAACGAAACAATTAGCATTGTTACGATTGGAGGGCAAACAAGGAACCGCCGAATATCAGCAATTGAGCAAAGAAACCGCAATATTAAAAGATGCGGTTGCAGATGCGACCGCCGAGATTAAAAACATGGCTTCCGATACGTCCGATTTAGATGCTGTATTAGGTTTGGCGGCGGGTGCATCCGGCGGATTTGCCGCATATACCGGGGCAATGGAATTGTTCGGGGCGGAAAGTGAGGACGTGCAAGAAGCACAAAAGAAGTTGCAAGCGGCAATAGCCATTACAACCGGAGTGCAAGCCATACAAAACGCAGTACAAAAACAATCCGCATTGATGTTGGGTATTTCCCGGCTACAAATGGCGGCATTGAGCAAAGCACAAGTTTATAACCGCCTTGTTACCATACAAGGAACAAAGGCAACGTTGGCGGCGACCATTGCGCAAAAGGCTTTCAATCTGATTGCCGCCGCAAACCCGTATGTTCTTTTAGCGTTGGCATTGGTTACGGTTGTGGGGGCTTTAGTTCTGTTTGCCTCTAATACCGACAAATCGGCAAAGAACCAACAAAAACTTAACGAGGCGCAAAAGGTTTGGTTGGATTATTTGGAAACCGAGGCAACCGAAATGAACCGGGTTAGCAATGAACGTGTCGCCCAATTGAACCGGGAATTAAACATTGCCAAAGCCCGCAACGCTTCATTGTCCGAAACCCGAAAGATTGAGGACGAAATATTAGCCGAACGCACACGGGCACACAATAAAAGCGTTGGTTTTTACGGTCAAGAATTGGAAAGTTTAGAGGAAAACCGTAAAAAACTAAAAGAGTTAAATGAAATGTTGTTTTTGGTAAATCAAGCCAAAGCACGTGGAGATAAAAAAGTATTGGTTGACGTTGATTTAAACGGGAAATTAGACAAAGTAAAGGTTGACGATGCAATAGACGCAATACAGGGTCAAATAGAGAATTACGGACGTGCGGTTGATATTGCCGTTAATCTGAAAACCGAGGGGGCGGATTTGGACGCCGAAAGAAAGATACATGCGGCACAACGTCAACAAGAAAACCGGAACAATGCCAAAGCCGAAACCGACATATTACGAAAAGCTGAGGACGCCCGGATTACCTTAATTAAAGATTCATTCGACCAACAACGGGCGCAACGCCAAGCCGCTAACGCCCGTGCGATTGTTGACATACAATTGCAGTTGAGGACGGAAACCAATTTAACGATTAAGGCACGCAAAGCGTTGAACGACCAAATTGTTTTATTACGGGAACAATTGGCGGTTGATATGGTAGATATTGCCAACCAACAACGGGCGGCGGAATTGTCCGCACAACGGGCAACGCAGGACGCCCAAATTGCATTGATGGCAGAGGGGGCGGAAAAGCAACGGGAACAATTGCGGGTTGAGTATGAAAGGCAGATACAAGACATTACTACCCGGTTGGATACCGAGCGGGGATTAACCGAAACACAAGTTGCAGAATTGCTTAACCAACAATTACTTTTGCAACAACTCTATGCAAAAAGTTTGGACGAATTGAACGACCAAATTACAATAGACCAAATGCAAGCCGCCGCCGACCGGACGCAATTACAATTAGACGCCGCTCGTGAGGGTTCACAGGAGGAAATAAATTTGCGTATTCAGTTATTGCAGCAACAACGGGCAATCGAATTGGCACAAAACAGGCAATTAGCCGAGGACGTGCGCCAATCGGAGGCGGATATTAACGCCAAATACGATGCCGAGGTATTGAAGCAAACGACCGAGTTAAACCAACAACGGGCATTAATGCTATTCGACCAAACGCAAGCGTTGGAGGCGTCCGAGTTTGATTTAATCCGCAATTCCGAGGAACGCAAAACCCGGTTCCGGTTGGCGCAAGAAAAGGCACGTTTGCAAAAGATTTTAGAGTTGAACAAAGCGGCGGGCGTTAAAATGACGGATGTCGAGGTTAAGACAATCGAAAATACCATTGCTAAAATCGACCAAGAAATTGAGAAAAGCAAAAGCGATGAACGGGGAAACGACATTTACGGGTTGTTTGGGCTGAATTTGGACGACGACCAAAAGGAGGCAATAAGTACGTCTGTTTCCTTTGCCATTGAGCAATTAAATAGTTTTTTGGATGCAAAGGTGCAAGCCGCCGACGCCGCCGTTTCCGCCGCCGACAAAGAGGTTGACGCAAGCCAACGCCGATTAGATGCGGAATTAGAGGCACGGGCGAACGGTTACGCCAATAACGTTGCAATGGCGCAAAAGGAGTTAGACCAAGCAAAAAAGAACCAAGAAAAAGCCCTAAAGGAGCAACAAAAGGCGCAAAAGGCACAACAAGCAATCCAAACGATACAACAAATTGGCAACCTTGTAACGGCGTCCGCTTTGATATGGTCGCAATTGGGGTTCCCGTTTGCAATACCGGCTATTGCGGTAATGTGGGGTTCCTTTGCAGCGTCGAAAATTAAAGCCGCCCAATTATCCAAGTCCGCCAACGCCGGGGGTTCGGAAAGTTACGGCGATGGTACGGTTGAAATGTTGGCGGGCGGTTCCCATCAATCCGGCGACGATGTGGATTTAGGAACCAAACCGGACGGAACCCGGAGGCGTGCCGAGGGCGGGGAATTTTTCGCCGTTATCAATAAACGTAATTCCCGGAGGTTCCGCCGGATAATCCCGGACGTGATTAATAGTTTGAACCGTGGGACATTCCCGCAAAAGTATTTGAATGCCTACAATACCGACGGCGTTAATGTAACGGTTCAACAAAATAACGCCCCGGATTTGCGGGATTTGAAAGACGATGTTAGAGAGATTAAGGAACAGAACCGCCGCCGTCGTTATACCGATGGCAACGGCAATGTTATTGAGATTTACAAGAATTTGACACGTAAAATAAAAAATTAATATGAACCCGATTTATAGACATTCATTTGTAAGTGCGCTGTTAGCAAATGGCGCATTTGCTGTCTCTTATACACATCTGACGCTGCCGACGATCGCATAAGTGTAGAT